CGATGCGCAACAAGCACGCCATCACCCTAGAGCACTTGCGTATGGGGGCATTGAAAGGTGAGATCCTCGACGCCGACGGCAGCCGGATCTACAACCTGTTTGACGAGTTTGGCATCGATCAACAGAGCGTGGACTTCGAAATCAGCAGCCCAACTACTGGCACTGACGTCAAGGGCAAATGCACTGATGTCCTGGGCATCATCGAAGAAGCCCTACTCGGCGAGTTCATGACGGGAGTCCACTGCTTGTGCTCTCCAGAGTTCTTCAAGGCATTGACCGGCCACAAGGATGTCAAGACTGCCTTCACGAACTGGCAGCAAGGCGCCGTCCTTATCAATGATGTTCGCCGTGGCTTCACCTTTGGCGGCATCACTTTTGAGGAGTACCGAGGCAAGGCGACAGATGTCAACAAGACGGTCCGGCGCTTCATCGCAGCTGGCGAAGCACATGCGTTCCCTCTGGGCACCATCGATACCTTCGGAACTTACTTCGCTCCGGCCGACTTCAACGAGACTGTCAACACGATGGGCCAGCCGCTTTATGCGAAGCAGGAACCGCGCAAATTCGATCGGGGCACTGATCTGCATACGCAGGCCAACCCGCTACCGATGTGCCATCGTCCCGGGGTTCTGGTCAGGCTCGTTATGGGCGGCGGCGTATGAGTTTGGTCGCCCAGATCTATGAGTCGGCCGCGAACGCTGGGCTGCTGAAGGAGTGCCTTTGGTATCCGTCGAACGGTGCGCCATCGCAACGGCATCAGGTCGGCTTTACCGCGCCGGATGAATCCCTCCTCGATGGTCTGACTTTGAGCACCGATTACGAGATGACCTACCCGGTCACGGCATTCGGGGGTCTTGCAGTCCGCGAAGTTGTCGAAATCGGTGGCACGTCCTTCCAGGTGCGAGACATCCGTGCCGTGGGCGACGGCTCTGAGATCCGCGCCAAGCTCACCCGGCTGTAAACCCATGGCAGATAACTCGATCCGCGAGCAGATTCTGCTGGCGGTGATGGCGGCTGTCCGTCCGGCAGTCGAAGGTCTCGGGGCCACTTTGCACCGTTCGCCCACGGTGGCGATCAGCCGCGATCTTTGTCCGGCGCTGGCGGTGTTTCCCGAGTCGGAGTCCGTCACCGAACGCGCGAATGACCGCGTCACGCGCGAACTCACTGTCCGCGTCGTCGCGCTCGCGCGGGCGGTACCACCTGCTTCTCCCGAAACCGAGGCCGATCGCCTGCTTACCGCCGCGCACGCCGCCTTGTTCGCGGACGGCACGTTTGGTGGGTTGGCGCTGGGCATCCGTGAGCAAGAAAGCGAGTGGGAGGTTGAGGACGCCGATGCGGTGGCCGTGGCCCTCCCTGCGCGTTACCGCATCACGTACCGGACGCTGGCCAATGACCTTTCAACCCTTGGATGACACCTATGACCCAACTTGTCCTGACGCGCCCGCACACCCACGCTGGCAAGAAGTATGGCGTCGGTGACCGGATCGAGATCGACGCGAAATCAGCCGACTGGTTGATCGCGCACGACATCGCCACCCCGGAGCCGACCGCCCCAACTGCTGAACCCTTCCCCGAACCCAAACCCATCCAACGCAAGGAACCCAAGCAATGAGCACCTATGCCAGTTTTCAAGGCCGCGTCTTCCTCGGCAAGCGCGACACCGACGGCCTTCCCATCGAAGTGCGCTCGCCCGGCAACGTCGCCGAGCTGAAGCTCTCCCTCAAGACCGACGTCCTGGAGCACTACGAGAGCCAGACCGGCCAGCGCTCGCTCGATCACCGAATGGTCAAGCAGAAGTCCGCCACCGTGAACCTCACCATCGAGGAATTCACCAAGGAGAACCTTGCGCTGGCCCTGTACGGCAACCACGTCGTCGGCACGCCGGGCACGGTTACCGGCGAGCCGGTGGGCGGTGCCGCGCCGATTGCGGGCGACCGCTACTTCCTGGCCCACCCGAAGGTGTCGTCCTTGGTGGTGACGGATTCGGCGGGCACACCCGCGACCCTGGCCTTGGGCACGAACTACACGGCTGACCCTGACTTCGGTGCCCTCCAGTTTCTGGATACCACCGGCTTCACTGCGCCGTTCAAGGCCAGTTACGCCTACGGCGTGGCCACCGAGATCGGCATCTTCACGCAGGCGCTGCCCGAGCGCTTCCTGCGGCTCGAAGGCATCAACACGGCCCAGGGCAATGCCAAGGTGCTGGTCGAGCTCTACCGCGTGGCCTTCGATCCGCTGAAGGAAATCTCTTTCATCTCGGACGAGTACAACAAGTTCGAGCTGGAAGGCTCGTTGCTGGCCGACACCACCAAGCCATTCGACGCGGTGCTCGGCCAGTTCGGCCGCATCGTGCAACTCTGATCGGAGTGAGCCATGAGTGACTTGGACACCCTGATTCCGCAGGCGGTCGAATTGGTGATCGACGGTGAGCCGCTGGCCATCAAACCGCTGAAGGTCGGGCAGATGCCCGGTTTCTTGCGGGCGATCTCGCCGGTGATGCAGCAGCTCACTGCCTCCGACATCGACTGGCTGGCGCTGTTCGGCGAGCGCGGCGACGATCTGCTGTCGGCCATTGCCATTGCCGTCGGCAAACCTCGGGCTTGGGTCGATGAGCTGGCTGCCGACGAGGCCATCCTGCTGGCGGCCAAAGTGATCGAGGTGAACGCCGATTTTTTTACCCGGACGGTGATCCCGAAACTCGACGGTCTGTTCGGCCAAGTGAAGCCGCCGCCCATCGTGAAAGCGGCGGCTGGTTCGACGCCGTCCAGCACCTGATCGAGCACGGCCACCGCCTGCCAGACATCCTCGACTACACCCTGGCGCAGGTGCGCGGCTTCGTCGCAGCGACGGCGCGCACCGATGCGGCCCGCGATGCGCGGTTGCTGTCTGTGATTGCCATCGGTACGCGCGGCGATGCCCGCCACCTCGACCAGACCCTCGACCGACTCACCGACAAAGCCGCCGACCGTGCCTGACGACCATGCGCATTTCCATCCAGATCAATAGCGCCGCAGCCCAGGCGCAGTTGCGCCGCTGGGGCGGTGAGTTCCGCGACAAGGTCAAGAAGGCGGTCGCACGCGCCATCGCCAGCGAGGCGGTCGAAATTAAGCAAGACGTGCGCGGTCACGTCGCGAGCCAGATGGCCGTGGTCAAGAAGTCTTTCCTCAAGGGCTTCACCGCCAAGGTGCTGGACAAAGACCCGAACCGTCTGCCCGCGCTCTACGTGGGCTCGCGTATTCCGTGGTCGGGGATGCACGAGACCGGCGGCCAGATTGCCGGGCGGATGTTGATTCCGCTCAACGGTCGGGTGGGCCGCAAGCGCTTCAAGGCGCAGGTGGCCGAGCTGATGCGCGGAGGCAATGCCTATTTCATCAAGAACGCGAAGGGAAACATCGTCTTGATGGCCGAGAACATCAAAGAGCACGACCGGCCACTGGCGGGTTTCAAGCGCCGCTACCGCAAGGCGGAGGGTATCAAGCGCCTCAAACGTGGCGTGGACATCCCGATTGCCGTTCTGGTGCCGAAGGTTGCGCTCAAGAAGCGCCTCGATGTCGAGCGCTTGGTCGCGGGTCGCATCCCGCGTCTGGCGGCGGCGGTCGAGAAGCAGATCAGCACGGTGGATTGAAGGGCTGAGAAAAACTTATGGCCAAGCGAATTTCCATCCTCGTCGCGCTCGAAGGGGCCGACGAGGGGCTCAAACGCGCCATCACGTCTGCCGAGCGCAGTCTCGGTGAGCTGTCGACCACCGCCAAGACCGCCGGGGCCAAGGCCGCCGCCGGAATGGCCGAGGTTAAGGCCGGTATGTCAGCCTTCGGCGATCAGGTGGCAACGGCCAAGACGCAGTTGTTGGCCTTCCTGTCGATCAACTGGGCGGCAGGAAAGGTGCAGGAAATCGTCCAGATCGCCGACGCCTGGAACATGATGTCGGCACGCCTGAAGCTGGCGACAGCGGGCCAGCGTGAGTTCACCACGGCGCAAGCGGCCCTGTTCGACATCGCCCAGCGCATTGGCGTGCCGATTCAGGAAACGGCCACGCTGTACCGCAAGCTCCAGCAGGCCGTGCGGATGCTGGGTGGCGAGCAGAAGGATGCGCTCACGATCACCGAGAGCATTTCGCAGGCACTGCGCCTGTCAGGCGCATCGGCCACCGAGGCGCAGTCGTCTCTGCTGCAGTTCGGGCAGGCGCTCGCCTCAGGGGTGCTGCGGGGCGAGGAATTCAGCTCCGTCGTCGAGAACAGTCCCCGTCTGGCGCAGGCTCTGGCCGATGGCTTGAACGTGCCCATCGGGCGACTGCGCAAGCTGGCCGAAGAAGGCCGGCTGACTGCTGACGTGGTGGTCAACGCGCTGATGAGCCAGAAGGACAAGCTGGCCAGCGAATACGCCCAACTGCCGCAGACGGTGAGCCAGGCCTTCGAGCGCCTGCGCAATGCCTTCGGGCAGTGGATCAACCGGGTCGACGAATCGACGGGCCTGACCAAGAAGCTGGCCGAGGCGCTGACCTTCCTCGCCAACAACCTCGACACGGTGATGCAGTGGCTCAAGCGCATCGCCGAAGTCGGGCTGGCCGTGCTGATCTACCGCCTGATCCCGGCGCTGATTACGGCGTGGCAGACCGCCGGTGCGGCGGCCGTCACCGCCGCCAGCGCCACCGCTGCCGCCTGGACGACGGCGAATCTGTCGGTGTCGGCCGCCGTGGCCAGCGTCGGCGTGCTCAAGACGGCGTTCGCTGTGCTGGGCGCGTTCCTGGTCGGCTGGGAGATCGGGACTTGGCTGTCCGAGAAATTCGAGATCGTCCGCAAGGCGGGCATCTTCATGGTCGAGATGCTGGTGAAGGCGGTTGAGCAGCTGCGCTACCGCTGGGAAGCCTTCGCCGCCATCTTCACCTCGGACACGATTGCCGAGGCGACCAAGCGCCACGAGGCACGGCTTGCGGAGATGAACCAGATCTTCGCGCAGATGTATGCCGACGCGACCAAGGGGGCGGATGCTGCCAAGGGCGCGATGAACACCGCCGCGACGGCTGCCGAGGAGATCGCCAAGCGTCTGGAGGCTGTGCGCCAGGGCACGCAGGAAGCCGTCGGTCGCGGCATCGAGGCCGTCCACAGCGCCCTGGAGAAGCTGAAATCCCGCCTCGGTGAGGTCGAGCAGGCTGTCGGCAAGGCCAATCAGACGGTCAACGATGCAACCGCCAAAATGGCCGAGGCCTACAAGGGCCTGACGTCCATCGTTGAGGCCAACCTCCAGCGCCAGATCGAGGCCGTGAAGGCACGCTACCAGCAGGAGCAGTCTGCGCTGGAACTCTCGAAGCAGTCCGAAGCCGCGCTGATCACCAAGTCGACGCAGCTGCTGACCGATGCGCTGACCCAGCAGACCACGCTGCGGCGGCAGGCCACGACGGATGCATTGAAGCTGATCGACGACGAGTCCCGGGGCAAGATTGAAGCGGCGCGCCGTGACGGTCAGACCGAGGCTGAACGTGCGGCCAACGTCACCCGTG